GGAATTTAAACGGTCTTTCTGAATTTTCCCGAATATTCGTTCCCGATAATATTTCGGAAGTGGGATTTTGTTTCCGTTTATGTCCCGGCATGTTAGGGTATCCGTACTCCGGTGGTATTTTCCATGCGTTTCTAAGTATCGGTGTCCAATGGCAGGACGCCTTGAGGATAAACTGAATGGGTTCTGTCTCCTTAGTCCGTTTTTGACTTGGTGTGCTGAAGCCCGGTCGATATCCGTTTTCAGAACATACTTTAGTGTGTACGCAATCGTTTTTGCATTGCATGTGCCAAAATGTGCATGACCTTTTTTCCATAGTTCTTCGACCTTTTTTTTTAGTTCCGGTTGAATGTTAAAGAGCATTATATGATAATGTGCTCTGTCTGTCCTGTCTCCGTATTCTCCTGTGAGATAATAGCGTATTTGACGGTGCTCACGACCTTGATCTTTTTCCCATTGGGTTTGGAGTTTCCGCATGCGCTTGATAAAGAGTTGAATATCTCTTTTGCTAAGGTTGCTTTTGATCTCCCCTGTAGTTTGATCTGTCCATGTCGGGAGTGTTTCGTCATTGTACGTTAGTGTTACGAAATATGCCGTTTCGGCATGTCTGTATTCTTGGTAAAGTCGGAATTGCCATTCTCGTGATCTTAGTGTCCTGCAAGGGTCGCATTTTCCACAAGGGGCAAATACTCCTTTTTTTACATAGAATGGTGCTAGGCATTCCGTTTTGTTCATAGTCTTAGTCCTCCACGACTGACAATGTATTGTCTCGGGTTTCCTTTTCTTGAGTTTCTTCGAGTTCGTTTGCTGAATGTTCTCCGGCGTTTACCGCCTCTTCTTCTAAATGCCATAATTTTACGTTTAAGTGATATTGATAAGTGTTGAGATGATGCATTTCGATAAGGATCTCTTTTTTGGTTGTGAATTGCTCTAGGTACTGAATAAGTGCATCTTTGACCTTGTTGTCTCTTTCAGTTTTTGCGAATTCTTTGTCTTGTTTGTTCATTGTGTAAGGGTTTAAAAGTGAATATTAATAGCCTAGAATTGACATAAGTCGGTCGACTTTTTCTAGGATTGATTTCTGGAGATCTGGATAGCGTTCCATCATGGTTTCCATGAATTCCACGGCGTTCTCGGCTTTGCCTCGTTTTGCTTCCCATTTTGCTCGGTCTTTCTTGTATTCGGGACGTTCTTTCCATTCGTTCTCGAATATACGCAATTTTAATTGTTCCGATTGGATCTTGTTGCGTTGGTCGAGGAATGACGACTGATATTTTTCGTAATTGTCGAATTCTGCTTGACTTTGTTTGACGTCGATTCCTTTTTTTTCGGCTTCATGTTTTTTGATTAATCTTTCGATATCCTCGAAGCCGTTTTTGATTTTCTGACCTTGGGTTGCGGCTCTGACGTTATCAACTTGTGCGTTTTTGAGCCGGGTATCGGTGAATGCTCCTAAGGAGTTTTGCGTTAATTGTCCTAGGTCGAAATTTGTTTGATCTTGTTTTTGTACTGATCCGGCTTCATAGTCCGGTGATGATGCCGCCGTATTTCCTTGTGTTCCTGTTCCGTAAACTAGATGAGGATTTAGTCCGGCTTCTTTTAGTCTTGCCATGGTTGCTTCCGGGGAGTTGTATTCGTTCTCCCGGTTCCATTGTGCTAGGTTCTGTTCGTATTGATAGTCGAGCATCTTCTTTTGATCTCTGACTTGTCGTTTGTATCGGCGTTTTGCTCCGATTTTGTTGAATAGTCCGCCTAATAGTCCAGCTCCGGCTGATATTGCGGCTCCTGCTCCGGGTGTCATACTTACTTTGGGTATAAATTGGTTAATAATTGAATCTCGTGACATAGTGTAATCCTGTTTTTTAACTCATTGAAAATGAGTTTTGTGTCAGTTGTGACTTTATGTATCAAGAGAGTGCATAAAGTCACAACTGTTTTTTAGTGGAATTATTTTATTACGATGCTGCCTCGGGGAGAGGTTCCTCAGTCCTTTCTCCGTCTCTCCGACGGTCCGCTTCGCTACCCTCTGTCACGACTGCGGCAGGAGTTCGGTTCGCTTCCCCATCGGCGGCATCTTGTTTTAGTCTATTTAAGAGTGAGTTTTGTTCTTGGATTACCTCCTGTTTCTCGTATAGATCATAGTCATGGACTTTCGACAAGTCTAAGTCTGAATGCTCTGGGTTCTCTTGCCATATTGCCGCTCGTTCGATAGGCGGCATGATGCCAAGTTTCATTTTTTTGACAAGATCCCGGAGATTGTAACTTTCTCCGGGTATTGTCATGTTCGTGTATTTGTGGCTGATCTCGGGATTTTCTAGTCTTACGTAATTGAATCTCGATCTGATGTTCCGTTTTGACATTACTTGTGATTTTTAGAGTTGAACATCCGTTACAAAGTAGGGATGCTGAAATAAGGCATAGGACGAAGCGCTGAGACATGATTGTATATCTGTACCCACAGATAGTCTGTTCCGTCGTCTACGGCGAGGAAATCGAGTCTGGGGCGGCATTTAATGAATGTTTGATTTAAGAATGGTGCGGCGTCGAATTTCCGGCTGATGTGCCAATAGTCCAAAGTGTCTCGGAAATCTCCGTGTACGGTGCTAGGTTCGTACTTGTATTCCGCATAGCGTTGCTGATATCCGAAGACGGTTTCGTTTGAATCGGAAGTATTATCGTATGAGAGGAAGATCTCTTTTCTCGTTAGTTCCTGTTCTCCAAGGTGAGCAAATTGTGGAAAGTAGAAATCGAATTTGTCCGTTTTGAAGTATTTCAACGGTGCGCCATTCTGATAGGCTGATTTCGGTCTCACGTTCATGATACCGATGATTTGCCCATGTTCCTCGAAAGTGCGGCTGAATTTGTTGTTTCGTCCAACGGAAACACCATGACCGGACATTTCTCCGACCGGGGCAAGTTCGGGGGCAGTTTCGGATCCATCTCCTCCTGCCGTGTTAAGTACCTCGGAAATGACGATAGGTTGCTTTCCGCCGCCCAGGTATTCAGGTCGTTGAAGTCGAGCATCGGATGAAGTAACACCGAAGAATGATTTAATTTGCTCGGTATAACGGCTTCCGCCTCTAGCTGATTTTTCTAACCACTCCTGAACTCTTGCGGCTTTCCGTAAATCGTTAATTAGTACATTTCCGGTGATTGAATCTAAGTTTTCGATTCTGAGATCTGGTGTTCCTCCTGTACCGGTGATCTGACCAGATAGTTGAAGTGCGGTTAATTCTTGGATCGTGTCGGGTGGTAGATCTGTGCTTGATTCTATGGCTCTGGACGTTGGCATGTAGACCGGATCTCCAAAGACCGGTAGTGCGGCTTCGCCTCCACGTTGCGTCCATGGTAGAGCGGAAGTGAAATAGTCTTTTTCCCAAGCACGTTCTTGCATTGCTAGGATATTGTCTTTTCCTGTTCCGGAAACTAGTCCGGATCCTTTGTCAAATGCAACAGGATCTGATAAGTTTTGATCTCGGTAGTATTCGTTGTAGATGAGCGTATAGGCTCTAAAGGGAAGTGCGGACACGTTAAGTCCTTCGACAGTTGCTCCGTCTCTTGGTGGTTCGATGCCGAAATAGTCGGCAAGTGATCCTATCTGATAAGTTTCTTCATTTGAGGCATTGAATTGTACCTGAGGGAATGCGGGTTCTTGTTCTCCGTCCTCTCCACCGGTGATGAAGTCTTCCCATTCGTCCCATACCAGTCGGTTAGGCACAAAGAAGTAATGAATATATACGTTCATTCTGTGCATGACCGGGGCAAGCATCGGAGCGACCCGAAGCATGACCTCGGAATTGACTTTGAATGAATCTCCCGGTATGGTATCGAAGTGTAAGACCGGGTATAAGTTTCCCATTTTCATGGATAGCTTTTTTTCGTGTGATAGGTCGAATTTGTTACGATTGACTTTTCTCATTTCCACAGAAGTGAAAGGATTTTTTGATTTCATAATTTTGAAGATTTTTGTCTTTTTTGTTTTTCTTTTTTTCGCAGATATGCCCGAAGTTGGTCTGTATAATACTTTTCGGGGATCTGCATTTTCTTGATTATTTTAAGATCTCTTTCGAGACTTTTCTCATCCATCCGTCGTAATTGCTCGGAATTTAAACGGTCTTTCTGAATTTTCCCGAATATTCGTTCCCGATAATATTTCGGAAGTGGGATTTTGTTTCCGTTTATGTCCCGGCATGTTAGGGT